CCCATCACCTCCACCACCGCATAGACCTTTGCCATGATGGTGTTCCAATCGCCACCCTCCATCACGATGCGGTCCAGGGCCTCGCCGATGGTTGGCTCCTTGCCACTCACCACGCCAGACACTGGGAGCAACCGTGGGCCGCGCAGCACGTCCCGCGTGATTGCCGCCCCAAACTCCTCTGGGGATTGTATCGCGGCGTTCAATTGCTCCTCGGTGTTGGGGATCGGTTTGACTGCTAGTGAATCCTCCGACAGGAGCAATTGGAGCAGCTTCAACGTCTTCGTTGAGAGGACGTCCTGGGGGGTGAGGAGCTTGGCGGCCTCCCGGAGGTCGTTCAGCATCTCCTGCTCATCCGACACGATCGGTATGGGGGGCCGAAGCCCCAACCGCGTGTTCAGCTCGTTCACGGCGTGAATGATTGTCGTTCTCAGAACGAATGGCATGGCACTCCTCCTTGCTATCCCTAGAAGCTCTCCAAGAAGGGGCGTCCTACCGCCAGGTCTTGGAGCACGGTGACCTCATGATCCGCAGAGAAACTCCCCTCACGCACCACGATCTCATTGATCCGCATGATGCCCAACTTCTTCTCACGGCCTGCCGGGTCTTGGTTCAAGCCGTACTGTGCCGTGACGTGGGCGAGCTTGCGTTTGTCCTCAGAGAAGTTGGACATGCTCAGCGTGCCCCGTTTGTAGCTGTCCGCATCGGCCTGGGTGGCGGTTAGTAGGAGCACATGCCGTTCCTGGGACAGCCCACGGAGCGCCTTCCAGACGGCGTCCTGACGGTGGCGGAATTCCGTCATGCGCGTATCGTCCGGGGACAGGAGGTCCGCATAGTCAATGACGATAACATCCGGCATGAAGCCATCATGGCGCTCCCAGTCGTTCAGGCAGCGCCGGATCTCGGATACCGTGAGGGTTCCCGCAGGGTAGGTGATGAGGCGAAAGCGCCGGCGATAGCGCTTGAAGAACTTGGTGACCTCCTTTTTCGCCACGTCGGCGGTGAGCAAGCGGCTCTTGGGCATCTTCTTCAGCCACACGCAGCCGCGTCGTTGCGTACAGGTGTGACTGTCGCAGGGGGTATAGTCGGGGTACTGCTCGTATTGATCTATGAGGTGTTCCAGGCTGGCATACCGATCAATGTCCTCATAGTAACGGCCTAGACTCACCCCATCAAAGATCCCGTGGTCACAGTTCCGATCCTCACGCGTGCATAGGTCGAGCTGGTTGAGGATACAATCCCCCACAGGCCGGAATCGCACCTCACAATACCGCTCGTTGTCCGAGCGCCGGGACAGGTACACGCATATGCGGCGCAAGATCTGCGCCTCCGTCATATCCCCGGCTTCAAAGAACGCCACGTTGGCCTTCTGCCGGATCCCGCGCAAGGCCATCTCCATCAGCATGAAGCTCTTGCCGCGCTTCTCTGGGGCAAGCAACGTGAAGAACCCCCCACGCACCAGGTGATCGTTCCACATGTCCCCCAGGGCACCCGGATAGGACAGGACGGCTTGCTTTGTCTCTGTGAATGCGCGCTCAATGCGCACCAGGGCTTCCTCACTGGACAGTTCCAAGCCGGTGTCCTCGTCATCCAGGATGGTGGGCGTGTAGGTGCGCGCCAGCTCCTCCGCCTCTTTCACGCGGCCCGCGTCCACCAGCGCCTGGACCTCCCGGGAGTGGCGGTCCAGTTCCTGCGCCTTGAGGTACTTCACTGTGCGGTCATACAGGTAGGCGGAGTTGAATTTGGCATCGCGCCCGTACTCATCGCTCAGGCTGGTGAGGAGCAGCTCAATGTATTCGCCCTCCGCCTTGGACAGGGTGTTGTTTTGCAAATGTTCCATGTAGATGGACTGGATGTCCGTGTCCGGGGGGCGATTGTACTTGTTGAAGTAGTCAAAACACCACGTGGCGATGATACGGAGCTCGGGGGAGGAGAGCAGTCCCGGGTCCCAGATGCGCGCCACGCGGGACAGATAATCCCGGCTCACTATCAGGCCCGTGATGATACGGCGCTCAAAGAACTCCTGCTCGTCCATTTGGTTTGCGTGTGCCATGGTGCGCCCTTTCACTCAGAGGATCTGGAGCGACCCGTCAATGGGTCCCGGTTCATCCAATCCCGTTCTTTAGCGTACTGACCGCAGAAGTTGCGGCGGAATAGGGGGGAGTCCACCTGGAACAAGGAGAGGCGCGGGTTGGTGATCCACGCTTGGTCCCGCAACCAATCCACATACTCTTCGATCAACCGCAGGGGGTTATACCCGCGTTTGCTGACCTCCTCTGGAGAGAGGCCATTGCGTTCTTGCTCCGCGCGCACGTCATGGTACATCTGGACGAGGGCCTTGGCCAGTTCCCCTCGATCGGGTTTGACGCCCCCACTGGCCAGGTAGGCTTCTGATGGGGTGTAGATCTTATCCATGAAGTATGGTCCCGCAGAATTGAGGGCACGGTTGATGATATCCTCTACCGATGGTGCGCGGGCGGAAACCCTGGTGTAGCGTGTGGTGGGAGAGGCGTCAACGTCGTTGAGGTGGTCCTCTGCAAACTTCCGCCACAGGTCCCCGTCATACTTGCTATCAATGCCCTCCACGAATCGTGGGGCGCCATTGCTCTGTTGGAGGAAGGCTTGGAGCGTCCACTTCTTGTCGTACCATCGTTTGGATCGGGGCAGTGCCTCCTGGTGTGCCCAAAAGGCTAGATAATGGTCGATGGCGGTGATGATGTTGGATGCGCCATACTTCTTCACTGCGGAAGCAATGGCGCGCATCATCGCTGGGATGGAGGCCTCCCTGGGATTATGGATGTGGGATGCATTCCGACGCCAATACCGGATGATGCGTTGGCACGTTCGTTCCAATGGATCAGTGGAACGACTATGCTTACTCGATGGGATCTCCTCATCACTGAAGAGTGGGATTGTACCCTCTTTCGTATTGGATGCATCATTGTTCTCTAATGGAACCTTCTCATCATTGTTCTCTAATGGAACCTTCTCATTAGCTTCATTATCCTCATACCCATCATTATCATCTGATGCATGGTGGGGCTCTATATATTCTTTTTCCCTTAGTATTTTTATCTTAGTATTATTAGAACGTGGTTTTCCACGCGCGGATTTTCCACGCGCGGATTTTCCACGCGCGGATTTTCCACGTTCGGTGGTACTCGCTTCATTTCCTTCATGCATTGGTGCATTTATGGGGAGCGGCTCCATCCCGTACTCATGCAGTTCCTCTGCGAATGTTTCCGGGTTTAGTGCAGTGCGGTCATCCGTGTAGGCCCAGAGGGTGCCCTGGATGATCTTGGTGGTAATGTCTCGGTAGGTGATGCGGAGCAGGTAGTTTTCCGTCTCCAATTCATTGAGTCCGGACCGGATGGCGGACTCTCCATCCTTTGATTGGGCGATGAGGGTTTCCATGTAGCTGTGCCACCCTTCCCGGTTGGACAGCAGGTGTGCCAGGAGCCCCTTGGCCTTCTCGGACAGATTGGGGTTGCGCAGCACGTCGTTGGGCACCATGGTGTAGTCGGCGAGGGCGGTGCGTATGATGAGGTCGGGGACCGTGGAGCGGTGCTTGTGGGGGTTTGGGTCTGTCATCTATGCGGTCCTTTCTATGGAGGGGGTGTGTGAGGAAAGGAATGGCGACGCCCTCAGAATGATCTTTCGACCATCCGGAGGGCGTCGCCATTCCTTGACCGCGTACCGCATACCGAAAAGGAGCACCCGACGCGGGCTAGGCGTCGTGGAGAGTGGGCAAGTCGAGATTACAACAAAGAGCAGCAATGGGAGCATGGTGTTCCTTTTTCGTGCTATGCGGTTCTCTGCGGTCAGGTGGGGAGTTCTGCCCATGTGCGGTAGCCAGCCGCACATGTACTACAACCCCTATTCTAGCGGATTATCGTCCGGGGGTCAAGCCTCTAGCGCGCTGTTTTCTACAATCCGCCACATAGGCGCACAGGCGACACGATTCTTTCTGATCATAGTCGGCACCGAGCGCGTGGCCGTGGGGGCATTTTGCAACGCCCTGTTCAATTTCGTACAACACGCTTTGAAGCGTTGCCAGGTTTGTTGCGGTGGGGCGGTTCGTCCCATGTTCCCATAAGTAGACGGTTACGGTGGACACGCCGACCAACTTGGCGAGCAACACCTGACTGATTCTTAGTTTGCGTCGAATTCTGCGCAGATCTTCAATGGGGTAGCGCATCATGTTCCTATCTAGCCTATCAATTGGCGGACAAAATGGTCTGCATCGTCTTGGGACATTGCCCCCGGATCCGTGCCTGGTGGGGGAACCACCACCGCCTGCTTCGCTAGGGCGCGCAGTTGCACGGCCAACCGGCGCGCCTGTTCTTGTGCGTGGGGCTCATTATCGTACACGATGAAGAAGCGGTGGGCGTGCCGCACCATTTGGAGCATTTGTTCCAGTCGGTACTCAATGCCGAACGTGGCCGCTGCACAATGCCCGAGGCGCCAAACATCCGTCACCCCCTCCACCACGATCATCGTGTCCGTTGTGGTCCAATGGGCTTGATCCCCATACAGTATGGTCTTGTGGGGGATGAGTTCGCGCGCATTGGGGCATGCCAAGTACTTGCGGTCACTGGTGTTCGTGATGTCCCGCGTCTGAAAGCTGACGAGCCGCCCACTCCATCGGATTGGGATGAGGATGCGGTGACTGTATGAGATGCCGTCCATCATGCTCACCGGCCCGGTTTGCCGCAGCCCCCACTCTGCCTCCAATTGCTCTGGATCAAATCCTCGCTCTGCGATATAGCGCCGATATCTCCCGGCCAGTGGGGCGTTTGGTTTGGGCAGTTTGAGCGTGGCGGCAACGATGCGTTCCGGTGCGCGGGTGCGCGTTGACACCCCCCGGCCTTTGTACTTGACGATGAGTGCTCTGGCCGGGCCGTTCCCAATGCCTAGTGTGGCGCTCAAGGTGTCGGATAGGGTATGCGTGCCGCAGCGCCAACAGTGGCAGCCGCCCCCCGTTGTGTTGATGCCCAGGTGGAAGTTCTTTGGCCCGTGGCAGAAGGGGCAGTGGATGTTGACCCACCCCTCGGTGGTGTGAGGACCTTCTGTCACATAGGGGATGTGATGATCCGACAACAGTCTGGGTACCCATTCCATGGTGTCCCCCTAGTACGCCGTTGATAGGAATGCTTTCACTTCTCGGATCCCACGCCACACGGTAGACCAGCTGTTCCCTTGCTCATGAAGACGGCGTGCGACCTCCCCACGGCAGAGCTTTGGCGCGTGGATGGGTAGGCTTTGCGCGTGTGCTAGCGTGGTACATACCACGCTTTGCGCGGCGGGGGAGAGCCCCGTAAACAACTCCGCCTGCCGTTCCTGGTTCAGTACGGCCTGTTCTGGGGAGGGTTCCTCGCTGCATACGCCCAGCAGGTCCTCTGACCCAGGGGGGATCAGGGCCTCTATGGTGATGGTGCGCAGCTTCTTCGCGATCAGTTTGCGCAGGCGTCTAGAGATCGTGCACCACAAGAACGTGCTTTTCTGCGCCCGTTGTGGATCGTAACGGGCTATGATCTCCAGGTAGGCGATACATGCTTCTGAGAACAAGTCATCGAATTCCCATTCCGGGTGACCCTTCATACAATGCCAGGTGATTTTGCGTAGCAGCATAATATCTTCGTTGGACATGATGTGCCTCTTGGAGTTCATTGATTGCGAATATGCCCGGAGCAGGTTTGCGAATATGCGCGCTCCTTTCAGGTGGGGTGACTAGAGGTATGACCGGAGCAGTGTGGTGAGCAGTTCGGTGTCTTCCGCCTCCTTTCCGTCAATGATGGCGCTCACGACCTGGCGCTTTCGATCCAGCAGGGCGGCAATGCGCTCCTCAATGGTGCCCCCAGCGAGGATGTAGTAGATGTTGACCGCGTTCTTCTGCCCGATGCGGTGGCAGCGATCTTCGGCCTGGGACAGCTCCCCAGTGGTCCAGGGGAGTTCCAGGAACGCTATGGTGCGTGCGGCGGTGAGGGTGATGCCGGTGCCAGCTGCCTTGATGTTCCCTACGAACAGTTGTGTTTGGCGGCGCTCTTGGAACATGCGCACGGCGCGGTCCCGGTCGGTGGCGTTTACGGTCCCATCCACTTGTACGGCCACTTTGGGGAATTTGTTCATCAACGTCTGGACGGTCTCTTTGTGCGTGGTGAACACGACGAGTTTTTCCCCAGTGGCTAGGAAGTCGGTGATCCACTGGGTGGCTTGGGGGAGCTTCCCCTTGACGGCCAGTTGTTTGAGTGCCTCAATCTTCGTCAGGTATTCTGCGGCTTGCGCACGTGCTGCGGCTTGTGGTCCTTTCGTCTTGCGCACGAAGGCAATGAAGTCGTTTTCCGCCTCCTTGTAGTCGTCCAGGTTGGACAGTTCCATTGGAATGATCTCGCGCAGCTTGTCTGGCAGATCCTTGAGTTCCTCCGACTTACGGCGTCGGATCATGATGGAGTCCGTCAGCTTCTGGTTTAGCTCATCTTCGTTGGAGGATCCTTTCAGGTCCCAGCCGAACCAGCTCCGCTTGGCGTCGCAGTAGGTGCGCGCAAAGTGCCAGAAGTTCGGGAACAGCGTGCGATCGATCATCTGGATGATGTAGTAGCTCTCAATGGGTCGGTTGATGATTGGCGTGCCCGTTAGGGCGAGCACGTGGGGCACCCCCTTGACGAGACGGGTGGTGGCCTTGGTGCGTAATGACTTGGGGGACTTCAGTAGGTGCGCCTCATCCATGATGATCACTTGCGGGTGGAGGTCCCGGAGGAAGTCCACCCAGCCAGTGTATGGGATTTCCTTCTTGCGCTTTTTGCCGCTGGGGGTTGGGACCTCGTCGTAGAGGTTGGCCAGGATGTCATAGTTGACGATGACGATATCTCCGGTGATGCGGGCGGTTGGGTTGGTGCCGAACAGGATTTGCGTGTTGGGTGCGCCGGGCAGCGTCTGTCGGAGCTCGCGTTCCCAGTGGAGTTTCAGGTGCGCTGGGCACAGGATCACGACGGGTCGCTTCTCGGGGTGGAGCGCCAGCCACGCGATGGCGGTG